TTCTTTTATACTAATTTGAAAGATGCTATTCCTGATGCCAGATTTTTGATGGAAAATGGTTATGATATTAAAATTAGAAAATGTTGTAAAGGTACTAACGATAATTTTTGGCTGATGTAAATGGGAAAACATTACTTATTAAATCTGTACGGCTGCTCGTTGTCTTTACTTGACAACGAGTTTTTTCTCTGTGATCTATTGGAGAATGCTGCTGAAGCATGTGGTGCTCATGTGCTTCAAACTATGTCACATCAATTCAAACCTCAAGGGGTGACAGCGATTTGTTTGCTTTCCGAAAGTCACATTAGTATTCATACATGGCCAGAAAAAAGAGAAGCGGCAGTTGATGTATTTACTTGTGGTGATTCGGAACCTAAAATTGCTTGTGATATTATTATTGAACAACTTCAAGCATTAGACTACAGGTTAGAATACGTAGTTCGGTAACAAAAGATACAAAATTAATGTGATAGATACTATACGTTCATCCCTCATTGGGACGGAAGTAGGGAAACCGAAGGAACGCTCTTTAGCCTAAAAATTAAGGAGAAATCCCATGTCACAAGCAACATATCGTGGTTGTCAGTATAACACTGACACACCTAAAGAAGAATATCGAAAGTGGTATTCACAAACTCATGCTCCAGCACATCCACAGAATACTTATCGTGGTGTTGCCTACCGCCCATGTAAGAATCAGGAGGTAGCACAGTGAGTTGGTTGGAAGTTATTCGTAGACGAATTCAAAAAGAAAAACGTTTGAAACAAGCACAACTTGTAATGGCAATGAAATGATTTTGAGGGGTTGACACCCCTCTTTTTTTGTGTTATGATATGAACAAATCTGCTGAGATTCTATGGCATCTTTAAAGCGGGCTACTAAAATGCTTACTAAAGCATTAGATAACCCAGTATACACACATGATCAACACGTTGAAATTCTCAAGCGTCGTCATGAAATTAAGAAACTACGTCAAAACCTACAAAACTATGAGCGAGCAACCCGTGGATTTGGATACAACATCGACCCAACTATCTTTGAACAATCAGTCAGTGAAGTTAGTGACAGTGACTCCGAAAGCGGAGGAGACGATGGCGTATGTAGCGAGGGTGAGCAACCCGAACAACCAGGAGAACCCGAAGATTTCGGGGCTGCTTAAGTATTGTATTGAACATGGTCACTGGAGTGTCTTTGAACAGGCACACATGACCCTGGAGATTAATACTACTCGTGGTCTGGCAGCTCAAATTTTGCGCCACCGTTCGTTCACATATCAGGAATTTTCACAACGATATGCTGACACTAATCTTCTGACAGAAGAGATTCCTTTGCCAGAACTTCGTCGTCAAGATACCAAGAATCGTCAGAACTCTATTGATGATCTTGATCCTGAACTTGTGATTGCTTTCCAGAGACGAATGAAAATGTTGTTTGCTGAAGCACAAGAACTATATGATGATATGCTTGGTGCTGGCGTGGCAAAGGAATGTTCACGGTTTGTGCTTCCTTTGGCTGTACCAACAAGAATTTACATGACGGGATCTGTAAGGTCTTGGGTACACTATATAGAATTACGCTCAGCAAATGGTACTCAAAAAGAGCACATGGAAATTGCTGAGATGTGTAAAGAAATTTTCTCTACACAATTCCCAACTGTTGCCCAAGCTTTGGAGTGGAACTGATGCCTACCTACCCTGTAATTCATAAAGAAACTGGAGAAACCCAGGAACTCTATATGTCAATGAAAGAGTATGATCAATGGAAAAAAGACAATCCCGATTGGGATAAAGACTGGTCTAAAGGATGTGCTGGTGTCGGAGAAGTTGGAGACTGGAAAGATAAAATGAACAAAACCCATCCTGGATGGGCTGATATTATGAAGAACAAGGTGGCGAAAGCTCCTGGTTCCCGTGTCAACTGGTAATTTTACAATAAACAATTATGCCCCGAGCAAGAAAAAGAAACACCCCTGATATTGCTGGTATGAGCACTAAGCAAATGAAAAGGAAGAAGCCAATTAGTTCTGATTATCTTTTGAATGTAGAACCTCTTACAGATAATCAGCGTATTATGTTTGAAGAGTATGGTAAAGGTCAAAACATCTTTGCCTATGGTGCTGCTGGAACTGGTAAAACATTCTTAGCTTTGTACCTTGCTCTTCGTGATGTTCTGGATGAGCATACTCCATACGAAAAAGTATATGTGGTACGTTCACTAGTCGCCACTAGAGAAATTGGTTTCCTTCCTGGCACACACGAAGACAAAGCATCACTTTACCAAATTCCATATAAGAATATGGTAAAGTATATGTTTGAAATGCCTAATGATGGAGCGTTTGATATGCTCTATGAAAATCTAAAGGCACAGGAAACTGTTAGTTTTTGGTCTACCTCATTCCTTCGTGGCACTACGCTTGATAAAGCTATTGTTATCGTGGATGAATGCCAAAACCTGAACTTCCATGAATTGGATTCTATCATCACTCGTGTTGGTGAAGATACTAAGATCCTATTCTGTGGTGATGCTAGACAATCTGACCTACAACGTAGTAATGAACGTTCTGGCATTATTGATTTCCAACGTATTCTTCAACAGATGAAGGAGTTCTCTTTAATCGAGTACGGTGTTGATGACATTGTTCGTTCCGGTCTTATCAAGTCTTATCTAATTGCTAAAATTAATCTAGGTCTCTAATGAAAATTTTTAATCATGTTGGTCTGATTGAACCAATTGAAATGAATACTGTTATGATTGAAGGTAGGAGATATTATAATACCCCTACTGGAAATAAACATAAATCAGTAACCACCGTGATTAGTAACAATCCTGAAAAGCAAAAGGGACTTGCTAGGTGGAGAGAAAGAGTTGGGAAAGAAAAAGCTCAACAAATCTCTAGTCGTGCCGCCACTCGTGGTAATCGTTACCACAAATTAGTAGAGAACTATTTTAATAATGAACATAATCCAAATCTTTATAAAGAATATCCTTTGGTTTGGATTATGTTCAATTCCTCACGGAAAATTCTGGACAACATAAATAACATATACTTACAAGAAGCTGGATTATATTCTGACTTTTTAGGAATCGCCGGTCGTGTAGATTGTATTGCTGAATATAATGGTAAACTTTCTATCATTGACTTTAAGACATCGGCAGAAGAAAAGAAAGAAGAGTATCTCTACGATTATTACGTTCAAGAAATAGCATATGCTTGTATGCTTCAAGAACTTTATGATATTAAAGTAGAACAACTTGTTACTATTATTGCTTGTGAAAGCGGTGATACTCAAGTAGTTATCCAGCCCCCGAGAAAAGAATATTTTATTAAGTTACAACAGTATATCCACGAGTACGAACAAAAATATGAAAGAAACATTGGAGGATAAATTTATGACAGCTGCGAGATTTTCGCAGGAAGTGGAAAAGATAGCTCACGAAAACTCAATGAATTATATTGATGCTATTGTTCACTATTGTGAAAAAAATGAAATTGAAATTGAATCAGTACCTAAACTGATTTCAAAACCACTTAAAGAAAAACTAAAGTTTGATGCTCAGAAATTAAACTTTATGAAAAAAACATCGAAAGCAAAACTTATGCTTGTTTAATTATGGGAAACTTTTTTAAATCTGAAATGGTGAGAGGGGACCTTCAAGAAATGGCAGAACTTCAACAGTTTTGTATGAGATCGATGGTTGCCTTTGCTGTCTTAAATAAAGAAAAGAAACTTCAATATTTTGAAGTGATGGAACAACTGATTGAAAAACAGAAAATTTTTCATGCTAGAATTTGTTTGAGCGATGATCCAGAAGCAATGGAGATGGCGGAAAGTATGAAGCAGGCTGCTGTAATGCTTGGTGCCACCCCAAATCAAAGCATGGGTTCCATGTTCGATGACCTTCTGGAAAAAGTCCGTGTCATGAAAGAACAACTAGAGGTTCAGGAGGATTGACGCTACCCTGAACCTGTGCTATGATGTCTAGGTGATACAGCGTCACACAAGCCAAATCCAATTATCCAAGGAAATCCGTATGTCTTTTGCTGATCTTAAGCGTAAGTCCCAGAGCAATTTTGAGTTTCTTCAGAAGGAACTTGAAAAGTCCAGCACTCAATCAGGTGCCGACGAGAGGCTCTGGAAGCCCGAACTTGACGCTTCTGGTAACGGCTATGCCGTTATTCGTTTTCTGCCTGCTCCTGAAGGGGAGTCAGTGCCGTGGGCTAAACTTTATACTCATGCCTTCAAAGGCACTGGTGGATGGTTGATTGATAACTGTCCCACAACAAACGGTGATAAGTGTCCCGTTTGTGCTGGCAATACTAAACTGTGGAACAGTGGTCATGAATCTGATAAAGCAGTTGCTCGTGATCGTAAGCGTAAACTGTCTTACTACAGCAACATCTATGTTGTGAATGATCCTAAGAATCCTGACAACAATGGTAAGGTGTTCTTGTTTAAGTATGGTAAGAAGATTCATGATAAGATTCTTGCTGCTATGCAACCTGAGTTTCAAGATGAAACTCCTGTGAACGTCTTTGACTTCTGGGAAGGCGCCAACTTCAAGATTAAAATCAAGACCGTTGGTGGTTACTGGAACTACGATGCTTCTGAGTTTTCTTCGCCAGCAGTGCTCAGTTCTGATGATGATGAAATGGAAGCTATCTGGAAACAAGCATATTCGTTGGAAGCATTTGTTGCTCCTAGTGAGTT